AGATGTAACTTGTTCGCCAAATTCCATATTGGTTACAATTACACGATTTTGAATTGGTCTTACTTTACCTTTAACCCGTGTAGGTAGACCTTTTTGACCTGCGTTGTATTCCATTAGTCACCTTTTTTTACGAAATTGCCGTCGTTGTCTTCAACCCACTCTTCATCCATTTCGTCGAACTCTTTTAGTTCGGCTGCTGTAGGTTCAGATGCTTTAACCTTTTCTTCTGCTCGCGTAGTTTTACGACTTGACTTAGAAGTTTTTGGTGCTTCATCTTGTACAACTTTTTCTTTAACTACAGTTTCGTCTGGTACTGTAGAAGGATTGTCTGCATAATAGTCACGCATAATATCTTCTTTTTTACGAATAATCTTGCCGCCTGCACCTAGTACATCGCCACGTGCATTTACACGGGCATTACCTACCGCAGGAGTAAGTTCGTTTCTTTGACGTAACAGATCCATGTCAATTGATTTACCTTTCATAGTTCTGTATGTCTTATTTGCATTTTGTTTCATTGCCATGTTTTTTCTCCTAAAAACAGTTATATGCTTACTTATCTCAAGAACTCTCTCCAATCCAGGTCAAACTGGATTGAATTTATTCTATGTACGCCTATCAAATACAGCACATAACTTGCCACACTTGATCCACGTCCTACACCCCATACAATATCATTCTCACGCATAAAGTCCACAAGATAAACCATATAGCGTAGCAGATCATACATACCACGCTTTTTAAATTCTTGCAATTCTTCGTATGCTCTATCCCATTCGGGTGTAGTTTCAATATGGAAGTCTTCGCATTGTAGTTCTTCCATTAGTTTTGCTGCTACCCATTCTTCTATAGCAAGTGACTTGTATTCTTCGGGCATAAACCATTCACTTTGGCATACACCGTCAAACGTCTTTTGATCTACATCTAACGGTATATACTTTTGCAATGGCGACATACCTTGTTCTTCCATAGCGGCATTGAACTTGTCTACATCGTCTGTAGGCGTACATAATACCACATGTACCTTATCCGCATGACCTGAGTAGATCATATCGATAAGATCGCGATTAGAAAATCGTGGTATTCCTAGTTCGTCTGTTTTCATAAGCATATACGTATTTTAACGTACTTTAATTAAATTGTCAAGTCCAGAATCTGGTTCTTGGGGATTATTTTCTTGCTCTAATTTTGTTCTTGCATTACGAAGTTTTATTTCTTCTCTTGATTCTTCAATAAGAAGTGTAATTTGAGAATGAATTTGATGATTTTGAGTAGAAAAATATTTTTTAGTTAAGTCTGATATTCTTAACTCTAATTGTTCTATACTAAGTCCAGATAGATCAGTTAATGGATGCATTAGCTAAATTGACCTAGATATTTTCCGTATACAGTAAGTTGACCATTAATATTACCAGTTGTCCAAAATTCGATAACTTTTGGATCTGTATTACTATTAATGTTAATAGGGTTTGTCCAACTAGAATCTATTTTAAGTAATCCGCCGCCTACTACTGAGAACGTAACATCGAAATCACCTGTACTTAATAATTCAACTCTCATTTTTGCAAGTCTACCAGTTGGAGGCCAATCTTCTAAAGTTAGAATAACATCTTGTCCTACAGTAAATCTTTGATAGTGACCGTTTGTAAAACTAACGTTTTGATCAGCTTCAACAGGATTATCTAAATTACCACCTACATATATTTGTTCAGTGATTTCTTTAAGATTGGCTTGTTCAATGTTAACAGGAGTTCCATCTTCAAAGTTGTAAAAAATATTAGAACCTGTAGTTCCGCCGTCTAACTTAGCTGTAGTATCTTGTAAATTTGTAATTTCTGTAGCTGCTGTAGCTAAACTTGTTTTTATAGTATTAAAGTTATCACGAAATCCTTGACTGTCATTATCCTGTCCAGCAACTGGAAATTCTTCGTTTATACTTGTACTATTAATGTTACTTGCCATATCTTTATCTCCTGTGTATTATTTATCGCACTTACACATTGAAGTCATAATTCGCGAATAAAATATATTGTTCTTCGCTCTTACCTTCAGAACTATCAATAATATATCTATCTATAGTAAAATCTATAGTTGTAAAATCAAAATTACTGTTTTTTATATTCAATAAAATTTCATCTGCTGTTCCGGGTTTACAATAACATAAAGGAACAGCGTTTACAAATCCTAATTCTTCAATAGCATTTTCTTGAGGTGTTCTCATCCATAAAGGTAAAAAGTTTCCGTCTGTATCGCCCACTGTAGCAATTTGCGATCTCATGTTAGTAATATTACTTATATATTTTCTATTTTCATCTTTTTCAGAAATTTTAATTGCATTAGAACTAATTTTAACTGGATTAGTAATAGGTCTAAATCTAAAACTTTCTGAGTCAATTGAGTTACTTGTATCGTCATTTACATTATAGTCAGTCTCATCAATTGTTCTTTTATTAGGTGTTTTAATTTTAAAACTTGATCTTACTTTACTATCAGTTCGAGAGTCAGCCGGATCTAATACATCTACATATATAATTTCATACACAATATTTTGTGTTCCTGGTTGTTTAGCTAATGCTTTTTTAATTTGACCAAATCTAAATGTTTTCTTTTTATGATTTTTTGCACTAGCAGCAACATATTCTCTAATGTTTTTAGTTTCTATTCCTGCATAAACAAGCATCTTAACATCTCTTTGTATACCAAATTCTGTATCGTTTGGTCTATAAATATATCTTGGATTAAAGATTGTAGGATCACTTACAAATGCATTGTAATAATCTCTTTGAGCTTGTTTCAAGAAAGGCTTTACTATTAGATTGCTGTATAAGAGATCGTTAGGATCATTTACATTGATTACAAAATCTTTTTGTATTGCACTGAATCCAAATTGATCTTCTACATTTACTCTAAATCTATATGTTTTATCTATGCTCGTATTCCCGCCATCTAATTGTAGATTATCACTATCGATAGTTGTTAAACCAGATCTTGCAAATTCGTATGGTTCCCAAAAGCTAGCGTCTGTACTAAATGCTAAACTTGAAGTATGCGGAGCAACAGATTTATAACGTGTACCGTTATAGTCTATAACATCATTAGTATTATATTCTACTCCAGCCTTCCAAAAACTTCTATAATAGTTTTCACCAAACTGTTGTACCTTACCAAAAATTTCTCCATCTAATGATAAATTTAATCCAGGTGGTAGTACCCCACTAGAAAGCGTGTATCTTAAAACAGCACTAGGTACGCTAGTTTCTGCTTCTACTCTAAATGTACTAGTTAAATTAGCATTGATTGTTCCAAGTTCTTTGGGAGAAAGCCATGTAATTCTACTGTCAACTTCACCAAGTAATCTAACAGTAAATGTTTTTGCTTTTTCTGCAATGTTAGTTGTTTCGCCTGTTTTAATAGTAGAAAACAACTCAAGGCCTGTTCTAAGTAAAATTTCTGTTTCTCTGTTTAATCTTAAAACATGATAGTCGCTTCTATCTATTTCTGCAGAAGTAATCTTAAATACACTACCTTCTATATTAAGTGTAGTACCTATTAGATCTAATGTGTAGCTTGTAGGTAAAATTCTAAGTTCAGAACTTCCTGCTTGTGCTGCTTGCTGCATAAAGAAGCTAACTGTTTGACGATTGTCAACACCAGCAAAACGAATAGCCTTAACTGTAAATTTATATTCTCTAGTAATATCTGGTTGGTACGGAACACGACCAGCAACTTCTCCTGTGCGTCCGTCAAGTTCCATACCTGGCGGTAATATACTTGGTGATCCATCATCGTTAACTGGTTCTAGAGTATATCCTAAAAATCCGCTTAATGTGTTTGCATCAAGTACTTCTAAGAATAATGTTACATAATTATTGGCTCTTCGATATCCTAAATCACCTGGTGTTAACCATATTGGAGTTCTAACATGTGTATTATCTGCACTAAACGTAGCATTGCCCACTTGCATTAATGTATTATCTGCACGTAAGAAGTCGTCGCCTACAACAAATATTTTAAACTTGCGCTTTTCGATAGTGTCGCCGTCACTTACGCTTACAATAAATTCATAATTTCTATTTAATTTTTTAGGCGACTTTGTAGGAATACTTAGATCGTAAAATGCAATATCATAATAAAAACTATCATAACCGTTTGCAGGTCGAACGCCGAAGTCAAATGGATATTCACCGTATGCATTATCGTCATAAAATCCTTGTGCTGCTAGTTTGTCTAGTGCTAGAACAGGATCTACAACACCTACAATTCTACCATCTCTTGTTAGTTGTATTCCTGGCGGTAATTGTCCATCGCCACTAGCAATAAAATATTCTAATGTTTGTCCTGCTGCTGTATCATCATCTTCAGCTTGAAGTTGGAATTCTACAGGAGAACTATCTAAAATATAAAAACTATTATTATTACCAACAGGTAGATCTCCTTCTGGAGTTATCCAATCTGGAGCATCTTCTCCAAATACTGTTATAGAAAAAGTCCTGTCAGCTATACCATTGTATGTTGCTCTTAGAACAAACGTAAATTCAGTAACTCTAGCAACCTCCGACGGTGTTCCTATTATGTTGAGTCCGTTTATTCTTAGTCCTGGCGGCAGCGAACCACTAATTAGACTTACAGTTGTTTCTGCTAAGTTGTCACTAACAATAGGTAAAGAAATTTGAAGAGTTTTGTTTTCTTCAATAATGCCTAAGCTAGATCCATTTGATTTGGTCCACGATAATGCCATACCTTGTTTCCTTCATATAACATATTTATCGTTAAAACGAAGGACTGTTGATTGTACCTGCTGAAAGATTTTTTGGAGTAGGTGTAATAATTGTACCAAAATCAATATCAAATTGTGTAAACACCCAGTCAAATATATTAGTAATATTGGTTGACGAAATGCTGCCAAAATCCCAACTGTTTGCGCCTTCTCTATATTGATTTAAATCTCTAATATCAATGCCGTGTACTAGACCAGTAACATTACCGTTTAATGGACCTTGTAGTTGTGAAGCATTAATTGTGCCTGCACTTGTAATATTATGTCCGTTTGCATTTAAAGAAGCGCCTAGCACAGGATTAAGATCATCGGAAACTGATCCTAGTGCTTCGGATTCAATTTGTAAACTATTACCAACAGTTTCTGTTCTAATTAAACGTCCACCAGTTATGTCAATAGTTCCACCTTCTGTAATTGTATAGCTACCTACATCACCTTGTACATCAAACTGTGTAACACCTGCATTTACATCTACAGTAATTGAATTTCCATCTGAAGTTAATGTTACATTGCTGCCAGCAACAATGCTTTTTAACCTAATATCAGCACCGTTAATATTTGAAAATATTCCTTCGCCGCTACCTAAGTTTGTAACTGTTGATGCTTCCGGTGAACGAGCATCTAGGTCATTAAAGTTGAAAATAACTTTTTCAAATGCTTCTCTTAAATCATCACCTGTGCCGTCGTTTGCTTGTGATCCTAGATTAATTGTTTTAAGTGCCATGCCCTTCTCCGTTTTATATATTTATCGTATTAGTCAATCCAAGGATTACTAGTTTGCCAAGCACCGTTTGCAAATATTGCGGTTGCTACACCAGTCCATCTAGTACCGTCAAAGTCTAATTTAAACGGCGTCCAAGTCAAGTCTTGTTCTACAATCCAACTTGATGTATCGCTGTCCCATCTGCGCCAGTTTGCTATTTCAACATAGTGTTGATTAGACCCAGCGCCGCTGCCTGGGACAAAATGCATTATCTGTCCTTCTGTTCCGTCTGCTA